TATAGAGGAGATGCAACGGGCCCTGGTAGGCAGTTTTTTGCCGAAGGATGCCCTGCCGGAGGCGAAGGAGGACGCGTCAGATATCGCCTGGTCTGTTCTTGGCGATTTGGTTGATGCCGCCAGAGGAAGCATGACTGTTTTAGACATCGTCATGGAGTTGCATGATGAAATTGATACTAACAGGAAATACGCGGAGACGTACCCCCAGGAGCGGGAGAAGCTGGAACAACTGGAAGGCTTCATGCTTTCTCTGCTTGACCATCTGGACGAGATAGAGGCCAGGCCGGGCATGCCTTCCAATTACAAGGTAGAGTTGAATGTAGAGGATTCCGAGCTGCTGGGCTGGGATTACGTGGACGAGACGGTTCTTGCCTTGTTGAAGGATTCCCCGGTGGAAGAGGTGCGGTATGCTTTGGAACGTGCCGAAAGACGGGCAGATTACCGCGGCGAAAACGTGAGCGGCAAAGATGTTTATCAGGAGTTGTTTGATGCTTTTTGGGATGGAGAAGATGGCACGAAACAGGAGGCACAGAAGGCCGCCAGCGTGTCTTTGCTGTCCAGCGATATTAAAGGCATCAGGTACGCGGACGGTTTTTCCCGCAGGAAAGCGGAGGAAGAGCAGACGTATAATTACGTGATTTTTGACGGGAACGATATTAAGATTACGGCGTTTGCGGACGAGTCCACCGGGGGAGCGTGGGCGGATTATGAGGATCCGACGGCGACGTTTTCCATTATCGGGGAGAAGGCAGCGTCCTTCCAGGAGTACCACAATAACGGACTTTCCTACACAGATCCGGCGGACGGGAAGCGGAAGGCGATTATTGATTCCCGCGGGGTGCGGTTGAGGAAGGAGCACGTCAGCGTGAGCGAGGGGGGGCATGTGAATGTTTCCCTGGCCGCGGCCCTGGATTTCCCGGAGTTGTTCCGGGCTTACCCGGAGCTGCGGAAGCTGCGGGTGGATTTTTACCGGGACAGCAGGAGCGGCATGGGAGGGTTTACCGATCCGCAGGAGCATTATATTGCCGTGAATGTGGCGCGGGGCGGGAAGAACGCGGCTCCCGGCATGGTGCTGGATACGATTCTGCACGAGGTGCAGCATGTAATTCAGGGGTATGAGGGGTTTGCTGTGGGCGCCGGGAACATGAGCCGGGAGCAGGCGCTTGCTTATCTGGGCGAGAGCATGAGCCAGCTGGCGGGCCGGGACGACGCCTGGGCGAAGGAGGCCCTGCCGCGCCTGGAACGGATGAGGCAGGAACTGGAGGCCGGGACGCTGCAGCCGGCGTTTGTGTATGTTTTTTCCCACGGGGAGCAGGAGGCGCGGCTTGCCGGGTCGTTTGAGAAGAATAGCGAGGGCGTGGTGATGAGCGGCCTGAACGGGTTCCGCCTGCTGGACGCTCCGCAGTTTTCGATTCCGCTGACGGGGGATATTACGGAGCTTGGCGGCATTACGTTCGGGGCCGGGAGGTTTGGACGGATGGCCGGCAGGGTTTTGGCTCCGAACGGGGATTGGCTTTACGATGAGATGGTGTTCAGGATGCGGGCCGCCGCGCAGCGGTCCGTGAGTAAGCTGCGCCTGTTTGAGACCGGGGACCGGGAGCGCGGCCTTGAGCTGCTGGCGGAGGCGCAGGAGCTGATTTCCACGGTGGAGCGGTATTTGCCTGATTCTTACGGGTTCGGGCTGGAACCTTACAAAATCTGGCTGAATGTGTTTTCCCTGCTTTACGGGAATAGCGGGAAGATGGCGCCGGGCGATGCGGTGGCCAGCGCGTTGGAAGCGATTCCGATGAAGAGGTGGCCGGAGATTATGGAGGGGAGCATCGGCAGGAGTTTTGTCAACTGGGCGGAGAAGAGGCCGGAGCTGGAGGATGTGGTGGAGGAGGCCCGGAGGGAGATTGCCGAACGGCAGGCCGATTACGAGCTGGATTCCGCTCCGGACGCGGATAACAGTGCCGCCCTGGCGGCCCGCAAGGGGGTGGAACAGGAGGTGTGGCGCCGGTTGTTTGAGGAGCACGGGGCCGAGTTTCTGGAGGAGTACGGGGAGCAGAAGGTGTACCGGCTGATTAGCAAGTTTATGGCCCGCGTGGTGGAGCAGATTGACCGTTTCCGTAAGGACCGGACGCTGGGGCGCATCCGCCGCGTGGCGGCGTCCGTGGCTCCGCGGACGAGTCCGCAGGGGAAGCCGCTGCGCGGGAAGATGGACGCGGAGAGTTACCGGAGGCTGGAAGACCGCCTGCGGCTGATGGAGATGACCCCCGCCCAGTATGACGCCTTTTTCCGAAAGAATTTCCCGGAAGTTCTGGACGAAGAGGCCGCCGGGCAACAGGAAGGCCGCACGCTTTGGGAAGACGTCAAGCCGCAGGATCCGGTGACGGTGGAGACGACGGACGCGGAGGGCGGCGCGCTTGCCCTGACGGTGACTAAGGCCACTTTTGAGGCTTATGCCTGTTATGAGAAGATGAGTGTGGAGACGGCGGAGAACGCCGCCCGCGCCCTGGGCGAGTTTATCGCCACCAGAAGAGAGGCCTGGGAGAATGCCGCGGAAAGTAAAAAGAATGAGATTGAGGATTTGCTCCGGCCCGTGCTGGAGGCCGCCGGGAGAACGGATGACCAGGCCATGGCTACCCACCGGAAACAGGCCCGCCTGAAAACGCTGCCGTCCGGCCCCATGTCCCTGACCGGTTATTTGCTCAATTTCAGCCAGTATATGCAGGGGTTGCAGTCTGTGCCCGCGTTCAGGGGGATTGCCAAAAAGTTTGAACGCCGGGCGGCCCGGTTTGCGGTGCAGAAGCAGGCTTGCGAGAAAGATACGCTGGCGTTCGTGAAGAAGGCCGCAGGACGCATTCTCCAGACCGAGGATGAATACGAGATAGCGGATTGGATTTACGAGCAGCGCGGGGGCCTGGATACAGGCCTGACCATTACGGAACAGGAACCGGATTGGCAGGGGAAGGCCCGCGAGGAGTATCGCGAGGGCGTCCTGAATTTGATCCGCCGTAAAGTCCGCAAGCGTGGCGCGGCCAGGACCCTCGCCCATGTCGCCTTTTTGATGAAGGATATGGACGCGGAGCTGAAAGCGGAGATCGAACGCGTCTGGCCGGATGCGCGGGATGAAGTGTGGAGCGAGAAGGATGCCGCCGTGTTTACGGAGAAGGAGCTTGACCGTTACGGAAGCCAGAAGAAGTACGTTGAGGAACACGCCGCGAGAGCCCGAAAGGCCAGCAAGTGGGGCAAGGGGAAGAGTCCGTATCAGGCCCAGTCTTACAAGCTTGACCATATCAGCCGGATGGAGGCCGCTTATATTATCCTGCTTTCCCAGCAGGAGGATTATCAGGAGATGCTGCGCCTGAAAGGGTTTACGCAGGACGTACTGGAAGCCCTGGAGCAGTTTGCCGGGAGCGAGGTGATGGAGTTTTCCCGCGCCCTCCGGGAGAAGCTGAACGAGCGCGGGCAGGAGGTGAAGGAGGTGACCGAGAGCCGTTACGGCGCCCCTTTCCCGATGATAGAGAATTATTTCCGCGCGTTTTTCGACGTGGGCATTGAGGCGATTGACCAGTCTATCATGGACGCGGCTTCTTATGGGGACGCGGCCACGGGCGGGAAGTTCGGGCTTATCCACGCCCGGAAGAAACATCATGCCAGTCTTGATTTGAGTATTGACGTGCTGACGGCTTATTACGCCGCCATGAATGAACAGGATGTTTACCTGTATGGCTCGGAAATCAGCCGGGATATGCGCGCCCTTATTAATTACCGCGGCGAAAACGGGACGCGGGGCGCGCGCGTTCTGGAGAAGGTTATTGGACGGGACGCGCTTAATAAGCTGCTGGTCTGGTGCGATTCCTTCGACAAGGGGATGGCGGGGAACGTCCGCGGGTTTCTGGAGATGCAGAAGAGCCTGAACCGCATCAGTTCCGCGGCGGCCATTACCCTGCTGCCGGGCCGCGTGGGCACGTGGCTCAAGCAGTCCACCGCCCTGATTAACGCGGCTTTCAGCTCGGATGAGATTGATCCCCATGAATGGGCCGCCAGCATGGCCCGCATGGCGGCGGGCAAGCTGGCGCTTTCCCCGCGCGAGTTGATGAAGCGGGCCGCCCTGGACGCCAGAGACGCGACGGAGACGGCCGTCATCCGGGAGGCGATGAGCGCGGACGAGGCGGGCCGGGCCGCCTCCGGCGCATGGAAGAGGCTGAACGTGAAAGGGATGAACCTGCTGACCCAGACGGACGTCGGCCTGAATGCCGTGAGTTCCGCCATTCTTTATGACGCCGTTTACCGGAAGGAGATGAAGAGGAACCCCGGATTAAGCAGGGAGGAGGCGGACAGGCGCGCCATGATGGAGGTGGAGCTTTCCCTTTCCCGCAAGGCCCAGCCTATGACGCCCCAGCAGCGGTCCCTGGCGGCGCAGACGCGCTCCGTCTGGAATGTCGGCATGCTTTTCCTGGGGGGTGAGAGCATCAATACTTTTGCGGAGACTGTTGCCCTCTGGAAGCAGGGTGGGATGAAGAATAAGGCGAAGTCCGTCAGCATGTTTTACGCCCACGGCCTTCTGCTGGCGGCCATGAGCGCCATGCTTAATTTTTTCACGGATGATGAAAGACGCCGCAAACGCCGGGAATGGTGGCACATTTTTATTGACGCTCTCCAGGGGCCCCTGCAGGGGATCCCCTTCTGGGGCGCGCTGGCGGGCGGAGCGGTCCGCGGCATGTCTTCCCTGTGCGGCTACCGCTATTACGAGGCTACCACTTCCCTTGTTCCGTTCGCTTCCTGGGATAACCTGGAACGGGCCGGAAAAGATCTCGCCAAACTTTTTGACGGGAAGGATAAAGATTGGGTGGATTTTCCGCTGGCTTTCATGGGCGCCCTGCGCATGGCCGCTTTCGGCGCGGCCCTGGGCGGAGCTTCCACTCCTAAAGGGGCCAGGTTCAAAGCCGCCGCCTTTTCCGCCGCCGCTTTCGTCAACCTGACCGAGTTCCTTCTTCGCGCCATGAAAGGACTCCCTTTAAGATTGGATGGAAAGTGAGATTGATTTGAGCAACATCATTACTAATGATATTGCTCAAAATGGAGCAGACTTGGATAAGTGGGCTGGGAACCGGGAGCAGATAAATCCTTTAATCTAATAAATAGAAAAATGTTTTTCCGCCTGAAAAAAGACACATTCCATAGTTTAGTATTGCAAGCCATACAATGAATAGAAGCAAAGCAATGATAAAACAAGCCAGTGATTTTTCAGGATACTCTTCTTTGTAAAACTTAATTCCTTTTTTTATTGTGTTAGTAATATATTTAATAACATATAAAATAAATACTCCTAAACAGACAGATAGCCAAGCTGATTCAAACCAATCATAACTATTAGCATGCCCATGATAACCAAAAAAATAAAGAGCCATTAAAAAGAAAAACAATAATTCACCCAAGATAAAAAGAGTGATTTTTATTTTTTTTACATTAACCCTGTTACTCTCTGATTTTTTACTATTCAGAGATAAGTTTTTTCTGCCTGAATGCTCTCCCCAAAACAATTTTATGATGCCTCTTTGAATCAGAAAAGTAGGCAATAAGACAAGGAGCAAAACTCCCATGAAATCCAGAAAGGCAAGTGCTTGTATATCGTAACGAAACTGGTCAAAAAGAGAACCAGAGTGCATAGGGAGGGTTTCAAAGCCGGTCGCTATGTGAAAAATAGCCCAGAAAACACATACCAAAAGCCATGCAATAATAAAGAGTCCTGATGATGCGAAACAACCAGGTTTCTTTTTTTCTTCTGGAGTAGCAGAATCGTTCATAGACATGTCCGTACGCTATCCATTTTTTGGACAAAGAACAACAAAAAAGCCCCTGACCCGGAGGCCAAGGGCTGAACAGGAGCACTTTTCTGGCAGGATGCTACTGTACACGGCTGTAATGGCAATAAAAAACCGCCCGCGTTTCCCAACGTGGACGGCTAACGGAAAATAAAAAAAAGATGATTTACCTATAGCACATTTACCCGGTGCGTCAAGCTTTCTCCCACCTGTCCAGGGTTTCCACATAAATGCCGGAGATTTTGCCGCCGTCCATGGGTTCGATGTCTCCGAAGTCGGGATTAAGTGGATGTAATACGTATTCCATTTTTCCGGTTTCCGGATTTTTTTTGCGGCCGAGCTTTTTCAGAGTAACCCCTCGTTCGTCGTTGTATTCTACGATAGTTCCAACCTTGGGGATGGGAGGGATGGTGTGCTTGCGCATGACCACCAGAGAGCCGTCAGGAATGACAGGCTCCATAGATTTTCCCTCCACTTGTAAGACGTATTCCCACTTGCCAACAGGGCGTTCTGTTTTAATATGATAGGGTATGTTGTCACCCGGCGTCAATGCGCCAGCAGCGATATTGCCAATGACCGGGACAGGCTGATCCAAGAAAGATGCAGCTGGTAATGGTTCTACCGGGTTAATCTTCTGGATGTCGGAAATTTTCTCATCTTCGTACCTATTTTGTTTCAACTTGGTTGCTTTTAAAACATCTCTTACAAAATCCTCTAAAATATTTAGCACATAGTCATTTATATCTTTTTTCGCTGCCTCCGCTTTTTCTCGAAGCATAGCCTCAAATTGATCTGGGAGATTAAGGCTAATATCCTCATTCCCTTCCATAAGTTTTTCAATAAGAGCAAGTTTTGCTGCTGGAATTCCTCTATCTGTGGAGAGCCAAGAATTTACGGCAGATCTCTTGACGAAACATTTTTCAGCAAGCCAATCGCGAGTAAGCCCCGCCTTTTTCATCCATTTCTTCACATCTTCTTTTGTTGGCGTCATGCGTTGATTTTGTGATATTTCTCACATTTGTCAATTCTATTTGCAGACAGGTTTTGTGATTTTTTCACATTTAATCCTTGACTGAATGTGAAAAAAATCATACTTAAAAATCATCACCCAGCGAAATGGTATGAAACTAGATACAAAAAAGGCCCCAGAAGAAGTGAAGAGCTGGTTCCGGAGAACTGAAGAGATTACTGGAATGAGCAAATCAGCCATCGTTACAGGAATTGTTATGGACATCCTTACGAAGTCCAAACAGAACCTTCCCCGCCCGAAGAACCCCAAGAAGCCGGCGGCATGAATATGAACGAACACATTCAATACCTGGCAGATCATGCGGCATTTCTTTGCAGCTTGAGCCGTCTGTCCAACCAGACTGATGAGATGAAAAAACTCATGAAGAGCAGCGCAGAAGCCGCACTCAAGGCAGCCGGAACCATCCTGTCCATGATGGAGGATGAAGAAAGGAAGTCCAGCAACCTCGAACCCAAGAAGCCGGAGGCATAATGGAAATAGACTGGTCCAACATTGTCGAAGGCATCTGGAAACAATTTCCCACAGCTCTCGCCTGCTTTTGGATGGGGCTCCATGAAGGGAGAAAAGAAAACAAGAACCAAAAATGAATACAAATACTGAATTACCGAGGAACGCTCGGATGTTGACCAAGGAAGAAGCAGATGACTGGGACAAGATCTGTTCCGATTTCGACCCCATTTTCCTCGAAGTAGATGGAGAAATACGCGAGTTTGAAAGAATAAGTTCCTGTCCTTCCCCTGTTCTGGGGAAAGGTTTCCTGGTATTGGCTGTCTCTTGCCCTGAATGGGGGAAAGAGAAACTAATGATTGTTGCCAGATGTAAAGAAGGAAAGGAGGTAGTTTGAATGAATAACGCGGAATCTGGAATTCGCGTTAGGGATGGAGAGGATGTAATCATAAGTCCCGTCGGAGCGCTTCTTAATCAGCGCAATGTAATCCACATTCACGATATGGGGACGACCAGAAGAATCTTCTATTGTGATGAATTTAGGCATAACGGAATAGTAGCCTGACAGCTTTCATCTTCAAGAATAATGAGCCGGCATGCGCATGAATTTAGGCAATACGAGCACATTCAAAGCCAAGGCGTTACATTGGCAGGCTCTCCATTTTTATTTAAGTAATAACAATCAATATCAATCACTAACAAATAACCCATGATGAACTGGACTGAATTTATAGTTGTGACGCTGCTTAACATGGCAGGCTACCTGTCCGCGTTGATGCTTGGTATCAGCCTAGGAGAGAAACACATCATACGCCAGGTAAACAGAACCCTGGATCAGATGAGAAAGGAGCGGGCATGATTATCGAATACGACGACGAAGACCGGTGCATCCGGGTGGACGGTGAAGCGATCTCCTACGGCGTTGCGGTTGGACTCCTGGAGCAGATTGAGCAGGCCATCGACGAGTGGGATTTTGACCACGCCCCCCAGTGCGACAACCCCGACGGACACTACGACGACTGAACCATGGAAGAAGATCTAATCGAAGAATTGAAGCTGCTCGGCTGGCACGATCTTTAACAATGAAAATATTATGACCTACCCTGAATCAGAGTTTTACGACTGCAAGACCCTGGCCCTGATGTACGATTCCGACCGGGATGTGATCAAGCGGACCGTCCATGAGTTGAAGGACAAGGGGCATGTGATCGAGATCCTGTACTGGGGCAAGCAGGGGAAGATGAAGGTGCACGGCAAGCAGTTCCGCCGGGCGTTACTCCGAGAATACGGAGAAGGAGGAATGAACAAATGAATACCTTTTTCAAGTTCTTGGGGGCCTGCTCCTTTGGTCTTTCCGCTGCGTGCCTGTTCTGGCTGGCGGTGGAGCTGGACAACGCCGAGCTGCAGGCCGGCAAGAGCCCGCATTCCGGGTTTTGCCCGGAGTCTCCCACTCCCATGAAAGCTTTTGACGGTTTGGAAAAACCGTCCCGCCCCACGCGGATCGTGGAAAGCAATAACCAATAGAATACCAATACAATGGACAATACCGAAGAAAAGAATGCGCAGTCCTGCACGCCGGACGAAGCCTGCTGCTGCGATACTGTTGCATCCACAAAAGAAGAAATCAGCGCCGCGCTTGATAACCTTGTTGATTTGATTAAGCGTTACGATGGGCGCGCTATTTTTTCCGCCTTTTTGGAGGTCCCGGAAGAAAGAAAAACTCGGCACATATTAGAACCCTCCAGCTCCGTTTTTCAGTCTGAGAGAATGAATTTCAAAGTTTACGGGTGGACGAGCGCTTTCGGCTATCTTCTCAAAGCAGGCGAATGCTTTGAGGGCAATGTAAAAACTATGGGAGAAGGCGTCCGTTTGTTCCTTGAACAACAGCAAAAAACGAAAATGAAGGATCGGATGAATCCCATTGCCACCATGCTCGGAATCGCTGGATGCGAGTGCGAGGAATGCGAAGACTGATTCAGTTGGCCGGGGACGGCGGCAACCGAACCCCGGCCTGTTACGAATGCAACCTGTAAAATTACAATTAGTAACGATTTATGAATACACCAAGTGAAGCCACACGGCAAGAGAAAGTAATGGATCCCTCCAAGTCCACCGAGCTGGCTGTCAGCCTGGACAATCTGGCCCTGGAAGCCCAGCAGGCATTGAGCTGCAAGGGCAGCTTTGAAAAGGCCATCAACATGGGCATTGCCATGAACCGGCTGCGCGACGCCCTGACTCCCCCCATCATGGAATCCATCATGAAGCTGAAAGGCTCCCAGCTCGGCTTCCGCACGGACGAGTGCGCTGCGACACAATACAAAGAAGGCGTGACCTATGGCGTGGATGCGGTCAGGGAATGCCTGATTGTGGCCACCTGCATGGGCCTTTCTCCGGTAGGTAATCAGTGGAATATCCTTGCCGGGCGCACGTATGTGACCAAGGAAGGCATGACCTACCTGCTGAAGAACCTGGACGGCCTGACCAATTTGAAGATGGTTTACCATCCCGCCGAAATCAAAGAGTCTTCCACTTCCGGCATCAGCAAGAGCGGGAAGGAGTACCAGAAGATTGAGCGGGAAGGTTTGGTGAGGGTCGATATGAGCTGGGAGTTCAAGGGAGTCCCGGATTCCGAAACTCTTGAGTTCTGTATCCGTGTAAATAACGGCATGAGCCAGGATGCCATTATTGGCAAGGCCGAGCGGAAGGCCAAGGCATGGCTTTATTCCCGCCTGACCGACACGATTATTTCCGACGGCGAAGTGGAAGACGGACGGGAAATGCGGAATGCTACTCCGGAAGCCGGAACGCAGAAGCCGAAGGCCGGCAATCCTCTTGCGGGCGCCGCTGTACCTCCGCCAGTGGCGGCGGCATCCAGGCAGGAAGAAAAGCCCCTTGAACCGGAAGTGGTTTCTTCGCCCACTCCTACTGATGATTTGAAGCTGGAGCCGGAATCTGCCGTGAGCGTGGCAGACCTGGAAAAACTGCTGCGAGACCACGGCGTGACGATGCCCCAGGTAGTGAATTTCTGCCGGGGCCGGCAGATTTATTACGTGCAGGGAGCCAGCCGGGAAGAGACGTTCCCGCCCAAGACGCTGGAGTGGCTGGTGGCGAATTTCAACCAGGTGGTTGCCTGGGTGGGGGCCTCCGGGAAGTAAGCATGCAGGATAGCAAGGATCTTTAGCTATGAATGTTTTAGATTTATCGGGCTTTGCGACTTTCGGCGAGGCTTGTGGCCGGGTGGATAATCCGCAGGCGTACCACGATTCCAAGAAGGGGATTCCTCACTGTGTCTCCAAGTCCATGCTGACGGATTTCGCCCGGAATCCCTATAAATGGAAGTATCGGCAGGATGAAGGGATTGAGAAGGTTTCCCAGGGGTTCCGGTTTGGTTCCCTGGTGGATTGTCTGGCCCTGACGCCGGATCAGTTCCAGAATCAGTATCTCGTAGAAGAGTGGCTGCCGGGGGTGAATAAGAACGGCTCCGTGTCCAAGACGAAGCAGGACGACGGGCAAGCAGCCCGCTGGGCGGCGTTTGCCGACCGTGGGGGAGCCGTGCTGACGCCAGAGGAGTACGCCGAAGCGCAGAAGGCCGTGGGGATTTTCAATAATTACCTGCGAACCGAACATGGGCTGGTGCTGGGGGATTCGTTTGATTCCCAGGTGGCGATGTATAAGACGCTGCTCATTGAGTACGCGCCGGACAAGCCTCCGGTTCCGATTACGATTACGGGGATGATTGACATTCTTCCTCACGATGAAGAGATGCCGATTATTGATATGAAGACGACTTCCACGCCCGTGGAGGATTCCGGCCTGATTGACCGGGATATGGCCCGCTACGGGTACGGCTGGCAGGCTGCCTTGTATTGCGATTTGTATGAAGCGATTTTCGGGATACGCCGGAATTTCATGTTTGTGTTCATGGAGTCGGCAGCTCCCTATTGCATTTCCGAGGTGCGGATGGATCAGGAGGCCCTGGAGCATTACCGGGGGCAGTATATGACCGCCCTGCGCCAGTACGCCGAGTGCGTGGCGACGGGGATTTATCCGGGGGCTGTGGCCTTGCCGCGGTATTTCCGCATTCCGCGCTGGGAACTTAAAAAGGGATGGGAAGGAGGTGCGGCATGATGACTACGCTGACCATTACTTTGCCCCACACGCCGCGGTGTTTGTCCCCCAATGCGAAGGCCCCTCTCACGCAGAGGGGGGCCATTGTGGCCGGTTATAAGAAGACGGCTGCCAAGAGCCGCGCCCGGAATATAGCCTGGGGCAGGACTTGTGAAGCCCTGAATGGCCGGAGGATGCAACCGACGCATTACCGGGTGGTCTGGTTTTACAAGGGTAATAAGCCGGATGCGGATAATTGCCTGGCACGTTGCAAGGCGTATCTGGACGGGGCCTGCAAGGCTATGGGCATCGACGACCGGACGCTGGACTGCGCCGGGATTGACCGCGTGCATGACCTGGCCCACGCCGGCAAGGTGGAAATCGTGTTTGAAAGGAGGGACGATGAAAACGCCTAAATGCCCGCTGTGCGGCACACCTTTGAAAGCCATACGAGGATATGATGTCCATGGGATAACAACCGATTGGGTTGCTGGTTGCTACAACTGCTTCTTCCAGAGTTCCCATTTTTGGAAAACCAAGAAGGCATGTATTGAAGATATGGATAGGCTTGTTTCTTTGTTTCCTCCCATCATGAGGGTTTGGCCGGGGGACAAGTTGCAAGTAGAGGATGGAAGCATTTGTGAAGTGATAAACGTTAATAAAAATCTAGCAATGATGGACGTGAGGAGAGGTGAAGGAAGACCAGTATTCACGATTGCAGATACTCATGTCCTTAGATGGCCCTGGGAGATTGAGCAGAAAGGAGGCCAGCAATGATTAACATCCTCCTATCCGTCAGGCGGCCTTTCTCCGAGAAAATTTTGTCCGGGGAAAAGAAATGGGAACTGCGTAAAAATGCGCCACGCCTCAACAAAGGCGACTCCGTCACACTGTGGCTCTATGAATCCGGCCAGTACGGGACACGGGGCATCATCGGCAAGTGTCGTTTAGTTGTCACTGCTGGACTTCGACCATATCCCCCAAAGGGAATTTTAGAATGGACCATGAAGCAAGCTTGCGTGACGGAAGAGCACCTGCGGAATTACCTGCCTTGCTATGTCTGGGGCATCCAAGACCCCGTGAGGATTTCCACAGTGCCGCTCTCTGACATCGGCATGACCCGCCCGCCGCAGTCTTGGCAGTACCTTACTGACGAGCAAGCAGACATCTTAGAAAGGAGGCTCGCATGAAACTGACGCCTGAACAGAAAGCTTTTTACGAATACGGAAAAGCAGTCGAAACTCTCGAAACCAGAATTGAAAGGATTCGCAATAATGCCCGAATACGATTTAAAATGGAATATCACGAGCTGCCACTCCAATTTCGCGGAGGCTTATGGGACGACTTTAAGTTGTACAATGTTATCGGTGACGTCCGCCGGAAGCGGGCCGCGTGCAGGGCGTGGGTGCCTTTAATCCATCGCGATTGCCACAACTGCGCTTACAAAAATATTAAACCCGTGCCGGTTGTTTGTAACCCCTGCATCAACGAGGGATTTGCTGTCAACTGGGAGCCGAGAAAGGAGGGAGAGTGAATGAGCTACATCTTTTCGCGGGCGCTGGTGGAGGCATACTTGGAAGCGAGCTGCTCGGATTCCGCACCGTTTGCGCTGTCGAACTTGAACCCTATCCCGCAAGCGTACTGCTCGCCCGACAGAATGACGGCTTACTCCCGCCTTTCCCGGTTTGGGATGACGTACGAACCTTTGACGGACGACCGTGGCGCGGCCTTGTTGACGTGGTATCTGGAGGCTTCCCGTGCCAGGACATTTCAGCCGCAGGAAAAGGCGCCGGCATTGACGGCGCCCGCTCCGGCCTCTGGCGGGAAATGCACCGAATTATCAATGAAGTACGACCGGAATTCGCATTCCTGGAAAACTCACCTCTGCTTGTGGGAAGAGGACTTGCCAGAATCCTCGGTGACCTTGCCCGCATCGGGTATGATGCTGCATGGTGTGTGCTGGGAGCTGACGCCGTTGGATTACCCCATCGCCGCGCCAGATTATGGCTTCTTGCCCACCATGCGTGCATGTATCGCCAAACATGGACTGTGTTGGAAGAGAGCGGAGGAAGGCAAACCAAAAGGGAATTTGGAAGATTACTTGGCATATCTCTATGTCAGGAGCGGTGGGAAGCGAGTCAGGGGGATGTGTGTGTCAGCGTCTTTCGCCGCCCTGATGATGGGGTGGCCCCAGAAGTGGACGAGCTTAAAGCCCTTGGCAACGGGCAAGTTCCTGCAGTGGCGGCAACTGCATTCCGGGTTTTGCTTGGCAGATTCCAAGAAGGAAAGGAGGGGGAATGAACACTAGAGCACCACGGAAAAGGGCTCTTGCTCGATACCTTGGAGGGAAGAATAGAATCGCCCCCTGGATTATCAGCTTTTTCCCGCATCACAAAATTTATGTTGAACCGTTCGGCGGTTCCGGAGCGGTCCTGCTCAACAAGCAGCCCGCCTGGCTGGATGTTTATAACGATCTCTATGACCGGATTGTGAACTTTTTTGAAGTGCTACGTGATCCGAAAAAATCTGAACGGCTGGCCCGGCTTGTCGAATTGACGCCCTACGCCCAGGAAGCCTATGCCCGGTCATTTGAAATCGCTGAAGACCCCGTGGAAGATGCTCTCCGCTTTGCCGTCAATAGTATGATGAGCTACGGCGGAGGCATCCACAAGCCGGGGTTCAAGCGCAATGGCCTTCTGCGGACTACTCCATACCCCCAGACATGGAGGGAATATCCCGAAATCGTTCGGGAATGCGCCGCCGAACTCCGGTGCCGGAATATCGAGATTAACAACATGGACGCCCTGCAGGTCATGGCTCGCTATGACTCACCGGACACGCTGCACTACGTGGACCCGCCCTATGTGCAGTCCACTCGCGGCAACCGTGTGAGGTACGCCCACGAGTACGATCAACAGGACCATGAGCGGCTTCTTGCTTTCCTCCAGACCTTGAAAGGCAAGGTTGTCTTGTCCGGCTATGATTCCGAGCTTTACGCCCGGCAGCTGGACGGCTGGCGGAAGGAGTGCAAAGTTGCTCACGACACACAGGGCGGCAAAAAGATTGAATGCCTGTGGATGAACTACAACCCCCAACTGACGCTTTTTTGATTATGGCAACATCACGCATGATACGAGAAGGGTTTCTCGACTCGGAAAAGGTAGCGGCTTTGTCGTGGCGCACCGAGTGCTTTTTTCATCGGCTCCTACTGGTAGCGGATGATTACGGATTGTTTGATGCTCGCCCCATGGTATTGAGGACTCGCTTATTTCCCCTGCACCTTGACAAAGTCAGTAACCAGGACATTCAAGACTGCCTCCACGAGACGGAGGGAGCCGGGCTTGTAAGGGTATACTGTGTTGGGGGCAAGGATTATGTGCAGATCATCAATTTCGGGCAGCGCAGACAGAGTAAGCCCAGGTTCCCGCTTCCTCCGGGTGACGGTGATTCACCGTGCAATACAGTAATTCGCGGTAGTTCACGGGAAACCACGGTGATTCACCGTGAACCACGGAATTCCACCGCTTATACGGAGACGAAGTCGAAGACGGAGACGTATACGGATAAACAAGAAAACAATGCAGAGGGAAATACCACGGTGGTTTGTAGCGAGCCGCCCGCTGCTCCTGTGCTGCCTGCCCAGTCTTTCCCGAACCGGGAACGCCTGAACGACGTCCGGGGGATGCGCTGCGCCGACAATCACGCGGATATGGGGGCTTCTCCCGGCGCCGCCAGGTTCATGGCTGCCTGTTTGGAAATCAACCCTTCATGGTCCCGGACAATGCCAACTGCCATTGAGCAGGCAGCCGCGCTTGAGGCTTACTGTTCCGCACAGGGCCGGGTGACGCCGCGGGATATGGAGATGTTGAGGGATTATTACGCGTCAGGACTGACGGAGGACTGCAAGAAGAAAGCTTTTTGGAGGCCGGACAGCCGCAAGAAGTTTTGGGAGTGCTTCGGGGATGTGCTCACCCACGCGGACCGCTGGGCCAAAGAGACGCGATGGAAGCCGGTATCCGCTCGGAAGAAGCTGAAAACAGAACAAGCCCCGCAACAGCCGGAAGGGCCCGTTGTGGATGTCGTGGACGCCGCAGCAGAAATTGCATCTCTACGGGAGGAAATGGGAATAGGAGGTGACGAATGAAGCAGGAATATAAGAATCTATTGAGGAACATTATACACCGGAAGGTGAGTCCGTCGCAACTGCTTATTCTGATGGAAATCCGAGACCATCCGGGCAGGATGTCGCGGGAGATTGCCACTCGTTGCCATTTGGATCCCAGCAATGTGTCTCACCGGCTGGATTATCTGGTGCAGGCCGGCGACGTGATCAGAACCGGCACGCGGCCTTGCGTGTTTTATATCAGCAGGCAGGGGCGTGATTTTTTAGAGAGTCTTGAGGATTCAAAGCCAACAGGTTGATTGTCCCGGGCAAGAAGTATTGATTCTCACCAAATTGACGCGCTGAAAATCAGGAGGGTAAAATATTGGTATGAGAAGGAAGGATAACAAGACCAAAGTGACCGAGAAGAAGAAGGAGTTTGCGAGGCTTCTGGTTGCGGAAAAGTTGTCCAAGGCGGACGCCTATCGTAAGGCTTACAATCGCAAGGATATGAGTAATGACGCGGCCAGCAAGGCGGCATCCCGTTTGTCCAAAGATGGCGAAGTTTTGCGAATGATTGACGAATTGAATAAGCAACTGGATAAGTCTGCTGTGCTGACCAGGCAGCAGCGCATGGAATGGTTGTCCCGCGTGGTGACAACTCCCATCGGCAATGTTGATAGCGCATCCGATCTCTGTCAGGAGGTTTCCATGGACGAAACCGGAGCGAAATTTAAGATGCCCTCAAAAATCGCCGCTATTGCCGAGCTTAACAAGATGGATGGCGCATACACTCCTCAGAAGATGGAAGTGGATGCAGGAGAGAATTTTATAACTCTGCTGTCCTCCCTGCCTTTTGAGCCTCCCGTGAAGCAGGGATAAAAACATTGATTCTCGCCAACTTGCATTTCCCGTGTTTTGTGGCTCATGATTGAGCCATGTTAAATTTTCTGGGAATGACGCGCCATTTGTCCACGACGGCAGGCTATGCCAAGCGCATAGGCTGGCTTTTGTTCGAGGATGTGACGCAATCTCCGTTCCCGTTAACAGGAGTTTCTTTCACCGGTGCGGTGAAGACGGAACAGGGAGACTTGCCCGTTGTTATTGAACACGGCGAGCAAGAACATTGTTTGGAGCTTACTTTTCCTGCCCTGCCTGTTGGCCGCTGGCCGTATGCCATTCATGCACAGGATGAGTCCGGAGAGGATTTGAGGCTGTTTTCCGGTTATATTGGGGCCGTGGATTCTGTGGCTCCTGTTGAGTCGTCCACGGTGTACGATATTCCTGCAATGGGTATTACGATACCTGTTGAGGCAAGTAAGACGATCAAGGCCCAGTGGCTTTCCAACACGGCCTCCATTATCGCGGCCCAACAGGCGCAACAGAATGCCAACACATCCTCCACCAATGCGGAAACGGCGAGCCAGGCAGCCAAGACGGCAACGGACGCGGCAGCCACCGCTGCTGCACGGGCCGAAGAGGCGGAAGGCTATGCAGGTTCCGCTTTGGCCTCCAAAAGGGCCGCCGCCGATTCTGCGTCCGCTGCTGGCACATCCTCAACTAACGCAGCCCGTGACGCCAAGAGCGCCAATGACGCTAAAACGGCTGTGGAGTCGCTGGCCGCCACCTGGCCGGAAACGGTCAGCAACGGGGAGAAGAAAATTGTTGAAGCCAGGAATGAGGCTGTTACTGCCATTCAGGATAAGCAAGCCGATGCCGTTCTTGCCGTGGGACGTGCCTCACAGACCGCGCAGCAGAATATAGCCGGCGCGCAAAGTACCGCTGTTCAAGCCGTCCAGACAGCGCAGACGGAAGCGGTGGGAGCGGTCACGCCCCTTGTTCAGCGCGCCGAAACCGCCAAAGAGGCTATAGATCAGGCGGAGGGTCGCATCAATACGGCGGCAACTAATGCCACGACAGCGGCCACCAGCGCGGCTAGCTCCGCGACGGCGGCCCAGCAGGCCCTTGAGGCCATCCCAGAAGTGGATGCATCCGGCAACATGACGCTGGCCGGAGGTCTGACGGCGGCCGGGGCTATTAACGCCAATGGCGGCGTCAACATCCCGCTGGCTGTGGGTGCGCCGACCGATACGGGCGCGGTCAACCGCCTGCATGCCGCAGGCTTGGCCGGAGTGACGGACATTTTTTCCCAGCACG